CGATCTGAGACTTAGCATGTGTAGTGATATGCATGACAGATCCTTTCTTAGATCTTTGAGAATGAAGAGAGCAGTTAGAAGCATACTCAGGCTGTTCCCTTAGAGTAACTCTTCAGGGTAAGAACACATTCTTATCTCACGACAAGACTGGTTATGTTCAGACTCTAGAAACTGATCGTAATCTAGGTTGTCTGATACAACTTCAGCACATGTGATGTTGACACCAAAGTGTTCGGTTGTGTTGAACTACTGGATGTTACTGACAGTTCCATCAGTGTTAACAGAGTATGTAAACATATCTGGTTTCCTTTCAGGGTTAGATATTCCATGCGGTTTCTTTGATAGCTTTAGCAGCATCTTCCATGTTGTTAGGTGTGACATGTACTACTTCCCAATCATCGTCTTCGGTTACACCTTCAACCCAGTTGATTGGAAACTCTTTGACATCCATGTTGTTCTGCATTACGATTGCAGCTACAAATGCTACAGCTTCTTGTACACGGTTAACACCAGTTACTTCAAAGGTTCTACCACCCTTGAATTTCCACTTAGAGTTACCAGATGAGAAGCTGTTGTCGGACTCTATACAGTCGTTGAACATTACTTGAGTTGTTACGATGAATGATGTCATAACTTGTACCCCTTTCAGGAGTTTGAGGATAACATGATTGTTACCATCTAGAGGACTCAGCTTGTCTGAGGCCTACTATAAGACACTATAAGAGTCTATAAGTACTAAGAGTATCTATAGGATACTTATAGTAGTATAGTAACATTCTTAGGCCTTTTCTATAAGGGGTATATACATTGAAGCATTGTCCTTCGGTACTCTTAAAGTACTCTCCCAGTACCCGTCATCCGGTAAAGATCTCAGTAAAGGCCTACATATACCCCTTATAGAGTATAAAAGGTTGTTTAATCCCTCTACAAGGCTCTGTGAGTGCCCTTAAGGGTACTGATAGTAGGTGTAGTACTCAGAGAGCCTAGCGGCTCTGGAGCGAAGAGAGAAAGAAATCTATAAGTGTCCCGCAAGGGACTCAAGATCATGATTGAATGATTAAAGGTACCCTGAGTAATTGAGGGGGGTACGAAAGTAATCAGGGTACCTATATATATTGTTACTTTAATTAGGCTTACTCAAAGGAACACCCATAGACAACCAGGGGTACTAAACCATATTCAGGGGACAACCATAGATATGAACAAAAAAGATATAGCTAAACTACTTAAAGAAAAACAAAGAAGGTCTAGACTCAAGGATTATGAGAATGACTTCAGTAGATTTGCACAAGAACAAATACAGATTGTAACAAAAGATGTATCACAGGGGTTTGTACCATTTACATTTAATGAAGCTCAAAGAATTATTACAGAAAAACTGGAGGAACAAAAGAATGCTACTGGCAAAGTTAGAGCAATTATACTCAAAGCTAGGCAACAAGGGATATCTACATACTGCGCTGGACGAGTCTTCTGGAAGAGCTACTATACTCCCTATGCGCGATCAGTTGTCATGGCTCATGATTCGGCTACGTCAGATGCTTTGTTTAATATGTCAAAGAATCTTATCCGTAACATGGAAGGTGATCTTGCTCCCAAAGAAATACGTAGTAATGCTAAAGAAATTATTATTAACAGTCCCGCTATGGCTGATAAAGATGCTACTGCTTCTTATCGATTATATACAGCGGGGTCTCCAGAAGCTGGACGAGGCACTACGCCGACTATAGCACATTGCTCAGAGGTTGCTTTCTGGCAACATGATGAAAAGATCCTAGCAGGACTCTTCCAGGGTATCTCAAGTGCTGACGGTACAGAGGTTATCCTGGAGTCTACAGCTAATGGTGCCCAGGGAGAGTTCTACAGACTCTGGAAGGGTGCTGTAGATGGGGACAATGAATACTTACCTATCTTCTTACCGTGGTTTATTACACCAGAATACACTAGAGAACCCCCAGAGAACATGGAGTTAACTCTTGAAGAAGAAAAATTACAAGATAAACACAACCTTGACAACGGACAGTTGTACTGGAGAAGACTTAAGATTGCAGAAGGTGGAGAACTCAAATTTAAACAAGAGTACCCCTCAACAGCTGACGAAGCGTTTATTATGTCAGGATCTAACGTCTTCAACCTGGAGCGTCTGGACTCATTAATACCACAGTCTTACGAAAGAAGATCTGAATGGGATCCTTCTTCAAAGATGTTTGATGAAAATAAAGAAGGTTCTTTGTATACCTATCAGTACCCAAGTTGGGATGAACCATATGTTATTGCTGCTGATGTAGCACTTGGGGTTGGTCAGGATTATTCTGCAGCAGTTGTTATTAATAAAAAATATGAAGTAGTTGCACACTATAGAAACAATAAGATTGATCCATCTATGTGGGGAGAACTACTGTTTTACTTAGGAAGATACTACAACAATGCTCTTTTAGCAGTAGAATCAAACAGTATGGGTATTGCTACATTACAAAAACTTGACAGTATGGGTTATATTAATCTGTATAAACAAACTAAAATAGCTAATGTATCATCAGAAGAAGGTGTACGTTTAGGATTCAGAACTACTTCTGCTACTAAACCAGTCATCATATCAAACCTAAAGAACCTTATAGAAAATGAAGAGTTGTTAATTCCTTCTGTTCAAATCATTAAAGAGTTAAAGGATTATATATCTACTGACACAGGTAAAACAGAAGCAGCACCTAACTGCTATGATGACTCTGTAATTGCTTTAGCAATCGCTTGTGAAGTATTAAGAACACATTGGGATAAACTAGTTACCTCTAATATCTCATGGAAACAAAAGATTTCTATGTCAGAACAAATAGAGACTAACTGGTTATAAACATATGGATACTCTTACTACCACTATATATACGGATAAATCGTACTCAAACCTATAGTGGAAGCCAAATAGTAATTTAATCTATTTACTATTTTGTGTCTTAATCCATATACCCCTTATAGAACATAAAGACCACTAAGGGTCTTAACAGTTCCGCGTTGTCCTCATACGTCCGGTGGTACGTAGCGGAAATACCACCACTTATTCTAATAGACTAGGGAGATTACCATGTCAATAGAAACATTTCTTAAATGGAAGATCCTCCCTAGGTTTATGATGCTTGCTAGTACAGTAATGTCTTGGCGTTGTGCTGAATGGTTTATGGCTATCCCTGACCCAACAGGTGCACAATCTGCTTTCGTTAGTGTTGTTATGGGTGTTATGACTGGTGTATTCGGGATCTGGATGGGTCATGAACACAAATCGTAGTCCCTGTGTAAACATTTGTACTTTAGATTCTATGGGTAAATATTGTATTGGTTGTGGTCGTACTATAATCCAGATAATGGAGGCAGGTAATGCTACATATTCCATACGCCCATCAACGAAAACAAAAAAGGGTTAAGCCTTATAAAAGCCCTGTAGTAAAAAGCGGAGAAGAAGAATGTCAATTGAAAAAGCAGGAGAAACCTTCTCCGGTTACAACAAACCAAAAAGAACTCCCAACCATCCCAAAAAATCCCATGCTGTCCTTGCAAGGTCGGGTGGTAAAGAAAAGCTAATTCGATTTGGTGAGAAAGGTGCAAGTACTGCAGGTAAACCTAAACCTGGTGAATCTAGACGTATGAAAATGAAACGTAAATCATTTAAAGCCAGACATGCAAAGAACATTGCACGTGGTCCTTTAAGTGCTGCATATTGGGCAGATAAAGTAAAATGGTAGGAGAAGGGGATGGCAGTTAATGAAGCGGGAAACTACACAAAACCGACCATGCGTAAAAACCTGTTTAATAAAATTAAGGCAGGTAGCAAAGGAGGTCGTCCAGGCCAATGGTCGGCTAGAAAGGCGCAGATGCTTGCTAAACAATATAAAGCAAATGGTGGAGGCTATCGAGATTAAAAATGAAAAAGCCATCGCAAAAAAGTCTGAACAAATGGACTTCTCAGAAGTGGCGAACACGAAGTGGTAAACCTTCTACACAAGGCCCACTTGCTACTGGAGAGCGTTACATGCCAGCTTCAGCTGTGGCTAGTCTTACGCCAGCGGAACACGCTGCTACCACTAGGGCTAAAAGAAAAGCTACTAAAGCAGGAAAACAATTTAGTAAACAACCTAAAAAGGTTGCGAAGAAAGTAAAACGACATAGAACGTAAACCCAGGAGTGGTAAATGTCTAGATTTGTACAAGAAACACATAAACAAAAAGAAATTAAAAAACCCCAAGACAAGTTACCTAAGTCAGGCGCTTACACTTTAAAAGAATTAGAAAAGGCTAAACCTATCTTTTCTGGAACCGGAGGTAAACGATAATGCATACACCTCAAGGTTATAAAGAGATTGTTAGTGATGAACAACTAATTAGCATGGTAGAGACTGGTGTTCAGAACTCTACAGGTGATTGGTTAAATTCATCTGAACTAGCACGAGAGCGACTCAAGGCAACTTATGAATATGCAGGTGTTGCTGATTTTCACCTTGCACCACAGGGTGTAAGTACTATTGTAGACACATCTACAACAGAAGTGATTGAAGCATATACAGCTGTACTTTCAGATTTGTTTCTAGCAAATAAAAGACTAGCCAGATTTATGCCTTATGACAGCACACCTTCAGCAATTCAAGCTGCAAAGGATGCTTCAGATATTACTAATTATTGTATTTTTAAAAAGAATGATGGTTGGGAACTTATTCAACAATGGATGAAAGCAGCCTTGTTATGGAAAAATGCTGTATGCCGTTGGGGTTACGTAGAAGATTATGACTATGTATTCGAAGAGTACGAAAAGATTAGTCAACCAAACTTAGATGAACTACTGTCAGAAGATGGTGTTGAAATTGTAGGTGACTTACAATTTGAAAATGTATTCGAACCAATGGGTTCATTTAATGAACAACCTGAAGCAGAACTTATGTACATTGATGTTCGTATTCGTAAACGTATTAATAAATCAAAAGTTAAGATTGAATTAGTACCACCTGAAAACTTCCGTATCTCACGAGATGCTACACACATCGATGATGCTACTTTTGTTGGGTTACAAACAGAGATGACTCGTTCAGAGATCCGTAAGTTTTATCCTGAAATGGCTGACAATATTGACTCCTGGGATGAACTAGGTGATGATGCATGGGTTGGTAGTTTAAAGTACTCACAAGATATTGCTGCACGTAAACAAATTACAGGCCAAGAATATTCTCAAGGATCTTTACAACAAGAAGTGTTGCCTTTAGAAGCTAACAGAGAAGTTGTTGTAACAGAATGTTGGATGCGTGTTGACCGTGATGGTGACGGTATTGCAGAACTAAAACATTTTATTATTGCTGGATCTCATATTCTTTATGAAGAAGATTGTGATGAAATCCCATTAGCATCTATTGTACCTATTGATATTCCATTTGAATTCTATGGTTTATCTATGGCAGACTTTACACGTAGTTCTACATTAGCATCGACCGCTATCCTACGTGGCTTTGTAGAGAACACTTACCTCACTAACTATTCGCCTAAACTAGCGGATCCTAATGTGGTAGACTTCTCTGCATTGCAGAATATGAAACCTAAACAAATCATTGCTACTAATGGAAGCCCTGTTGGTGCTGTATCGTCTTTACCACCAGAAGCTATTTCAACAGGTACTGTACCACTGTTGGAACATTTACAGACTATTAAAGAGCAAGCTACTGGTATGTCTAAAGCTGCACAGGGTTTAAATGATACACTTTATGTGTCAGGTAATTCTGAACAGAAACTATCAGCTGTACAGTCAGCTGCACAAAAACGTATTCAACATATTGCAAGGCGTTTTGCTGAGACAGGCTTTAAGCGATTAATCAATGGTGTTTACTCTACCATGCATAAAAACATGAAAGAGATTATTAAATACAATATTGGTGGTTCTCTTAAATCTATTAATGTTTCAAATCTTCCTGCTAATATGGATGTAGAAGTTCTCTTGGATATTGGAGAAAACTCTAACAGTTCATTGATTGGGAAGTATGGTCGTATCGCTGGAGAAATCCTACCTGCCTTACAACAACAAGGTGCTGGTATGGTTATTAAACCAGAAGCAGTTGCTGTTCTTGCTACAAAATTAATTGAAGCAATGGATATTGACAGTAATGATTTCTTGCAAGATTATAATACTGAAGAGTTTAAACAAAAAGCTGCAGAGTCTATGCAAATGCAACAGCAACAAGCAGAACAAGATAGAGCAATGGCTCAACGAAAACTTGAAGCTGAAGCTGCTTTGTCAGAAGCTAACGTGTTATACACTGGTGCTCAAACTAAGAACACCCAAGATGATAACTCTAAACAGCTTGCTGTATCTATTGATAAACACTTCCAAGAGTGGGCTGATCTACAAATTAAAGCAACTAAAGAAGGTGCTGTATTACCAGAGCATCCTGGCTATGACCAGATCATTATGTTAGCTCGACAAATACTAAGCCCACCTCAACCGCAATCACAACCAGAGATGGCTCCACAAGGGCCTGAACAGGAGATGATGTAACGATTATGGATAAATACCGTAAGACAGCTGAGAAGAAGCTGGGAAATACAAAATCATACGGAAATCAAAAGATTCATCCCGAAGAACTAGCTAGGCAAGCCCATGTAAAAGGGCACTTTGCTGCTAAAGAACGGGATGAATTCTTTGATGAAGTATATGGAGAAGTCTTAGTTGACTTCTTTTTAGAATGGCTCAAGACGGAGCCACATGAAACTAAGTCTCGTGAGTTCCTCTACAGTTCTGCAATGGCACTAGGTAGTGTTAAGGAGAAAATGATGAACTTTGAGATGTACGGGAAGAACATTCCCCATTTACAAGAGGACAAAGATTATGGCGAAACGGCTAATTGATTACGACCAACTAATTAAAAATTACGAAACTATGATTGATACACTAGAGTATGACTCTATGCGTAGTGCAGGAAAGGCTAAGCTAAACGCTGAAGTTCTTTATTATATGCACGAAATTAAAGATCGTTATAGTAAAAAAGTTTCTGAACAACCAAAACCTGCGGTGACACCTGTTACTAAAAAGGGAGGTAACTAAGAATGAAAAATACCGAAGCACCCGTAGACTCTACCCAATTGGATGAATCTACAGCAGAGGTTAATAGTCAAACTGAAGAGGCTTTGCTGGCTGACATCATACGAAACTCTGATTTCGTTGATACTCTACCCGATGAGCAAGTTCCTGAGTTAGACACGGAAGAAACTGATGAAGAAGACCCAGAGTCATTAGAAGAAACCGATAACGAAGATGATGAAGAAGAGATTGAAGAAACGGAAGAAGAAGACACAGACGAAGAAGATGCCGATGAAGAATCCGCTACCGATGAACCTGATGTGTTTGCGATTGAAGACTTAGATCTAGAAGCTAAAGTTGTTGTCAAAATTGATGGCAAACATACTGAAGTTTCTTTTAGTGACCTTATCAAAGGTTACTCTACTGAACAACATCTGTCTAAGAAGGGTCGAGAACTCGGTGATGCAAGAAAACAGTTAGAAGAAGAATATCAAAGTAAGGTAGAAGAAATTCAAACCTTATCTAAAGCTTCTGCTGCTGTATTATACTCAAATGAACAGGCTCTTTCACAAGAGTACCACAAGATCGAAGCTGCTATTGAAAAAGCTCGTGAAGAAGGTGATACTTACGAAGTCAACGAACTCAAAGACAAACGAGAACAAGCACAGAAAAACTATTGGAATGCACGTAATCAACGTGAACAACTAGTTACTAATCTTCAAAAAGCAGAAGAAGAACAAAATCAAAAAGAATGGCAAGAGCAAATTGAATATTTTAATCAAACCATTCCTGATTTAATTTCTGATTTTAATGAAGAGACAGCTGTGGCTATTAGGGAGTTTGCTATTTCTGAAGGAATCTCTACAGAGATTTTAGATTCTATAGCTGATCCTATCATTGTTAAGTTTGTTGATGATTATCGTAGACTTAAACAAGGTATTTCAAAAGGTACTGTTAAAAGAAAGAACACACCTGCTAAAAAGGCTCCGCTTAAAAAGGCTAAGACTGCAACTAAAAAGAAAGAAGATGCAGCCTCTGCTTTACGGTCACGAGCCTTAAATCCAAATTCTTCAAATGAAGATCAAATGGAATTTCTGAGGGGTCTTGCTCAACGCTCATTAAACTTATAATACCTCGGAGGTATATTAAAAATGGCTAATAATCTTGGTGTTCGCGGCACCGGAGGTCCACAGGGACCAACACGCGGAACCGGCAAAGATGTTTCACAGCGTGAGGACCTTGCCAACTTTATCACAATGATTACCCGTGATGAAACCCCTTTCATGTCATCTATTGGCAAAGCAAAAGCTACAGCTATCTACCATGAGTGGCAGACAGATCAGCTTGAAGCCCCAGGCAATTCACGCATTGGTGAAGGTACAGACTGGATTGCACCTGATGCAACTGGTTCTGGCGGTACAGGCGCAACTCCAGCTACTGGCGACAAGTTTGCTGTATCTGGTCCATACCGCACACGTTTGGGTAACTACACTCAGATTAACGGTAAAACAATTGCTGTATCAGGCACACGCCGCGCAGTCGATCAAGCTGGCGTAGCTGACGAATATGCTTATCAGTTGAAAAAGCGTGGCACTGAGCTTCGCCGTGACGTTGAGTTTGATATGATCCACTCAATGAACACTTCAAATGCTGTAGGTACACAGAACGCTAACGCTCGTTCAGCTGGTGGTTATCAGGCATTTATCAACTCAGCAACAACTGTTGACTATGTTGGTGAATTCCAGGCTCCTTCAGATGCAACAACAGGCGCTGGCACAGATGCAGACGGTACAGCTATTGCTCGTTCAACCATTGCTGGTTCAACAACTGCACCTGACCGTGATCCAATTGCATTGACTAACATTGATTCAGTCATGCAGAAGATCTATGAGCAGGGCGGTAAAGCTTCAAAGATTATGCTGTCTCCAAAACTTCGCCGTGACTTCTCTGACCTGATGGTCGGTGACACAGGCGTACAGCGGAACATTGACGACTCAGGCAAACTGCGTCAGTCAGTTGACGTATACATGTCAGACTTTGGTGATCTTATGGTAGTACCTAACTACGTAATGGGTCTCACAAACAACTTCGCATTTACTGGTGACAACAACGTTGCTCACTCAGGTGCTGGTGTTACTAACCTTGCTAACTTCTCTGCATTGATCTATGATCCAATGTGGTTTGCTATTGCAACTCTGCGTCCTCTTGCAGAAGTT